CCCTCTTGGGAGACTGACCACGTACACGGCCCAGGAAATCATCGCGCTACGCGACAGGGAACTGGCCGCCCAGTCCAACTTCCGCACGCTCTGGCAAGAGACCGCCGACTACGTTTTCCCGCGCGAGAACGACATCACCGACATCCACTCGGCCGGGGAGGACAAGTCGCGGAAGGTCTACGACCCCACGGCCATCATGGACTCGCAGGAGATGGCGTCGGGCCTGTCGAGCGCCTTGATCCCGTCCGGCCAGGAGTTCTTCGGCCTGAAGTGCAAGGACAAGCGCCTCGAATCGAATGACTACATCCGGCGCTACCTGTCGATGGCGACCGAAGTGACGCATCAGGAGATGTTCGAGTCGAACTTCATGCTTCAGTGGAACGAGTCCCTGCGGGGCCTGGCCGTCTTCGGCACCTGCAACCTCTACACGGAATGGGACGCGACGAACCGCCAGTTGAACTACAAGGACTATCCGATCTCGTCCTACCAGATTCTCGAAGACAAGCACCTGAACGTCGATACCGTCATCCTCACGTTCACCTTCACGGCCCGGCAGGCGGTTCAGGAGTTCGGCGAGGACAAGGTTTCGGAGAAGGTGAAGGAAGCCGCGAAGGACGCGAAGACTGCCTCGAAGCCGTTTGAGTTCATCCAACTCGTCGGGCCCCGGAAAGAGCGGAACCCGCGCCTGACCGACTCGAAGAATTGGCCGTGGGAATCCATCTACGTCGATGTCGCAGGCAAGACCATCGTGGACGAGGGCGGGTTCGAGCGATTCCCGTTTGCCGTCGCGCGCTGGATGAAGGGGTCCAGCGAAAAGTACGGCCGAGGGCAGGGCACCGAAATCCTCTCGGCCGTCAAGGTCTTGCAGGCCATCATGCGCGCCTTCGTAGACTGCGGCAACCGTTGGGTGAACCCCCCGCGCGAGGTGGCGCTGAACCACGAGGGCCGGGTGAACGTGACGCCGGGGGCCGTCAACTACGTCGCCGAGGTCGGCAACACCATCAAGGCCCTGGACGCGGGCGTGATGGGCAACTTCCCCATCACCAAGGAGATGCTAGAACTTCAGCGCGACCTGATTCACAAGGCGTTCTACCGCGACATCTTCGGACAACTCAGCACCCTCACCGGCGACAGGCGCACGACGACCGAGATCATCGAGCGGATACGGGAGGGTCTGCGCAGACTGGCCATGCCGGTCTCTCGCATCGAGTCAGAGTTACTCACACCGACCATAGAGCGCTCAGTGTGGCTCCTGATTCGTAACGACCGCCTTCCCTATCCGCCCGATGAACTGGCCGGCGTCTTCGGCATCGAGTACCTTGGCGAACTGGGCCTTGCCCTGCGCAACCAGCAGGCCAAGGGTTTCATCCAGTGGGTCAGCGTCGTGGCGAACATGGGGGCGGTCTTCCCCGACGCCCTGGACCTTGTTGGCGTGGATCGCGGGGTTCGGCGCCTGGCCGAGACGAGCGGCGTGAACATCGAAGATGTTTCGACGGAGGAGGAAGTCGCCGCCAAGCGCGAGGCCCGGCAGAAGGCGACCGCGGCCCAAGCGGCGCTCCAGGCGGTCGAGGTCGCGGGCAAGGCGTATCCGGGGGCGACGAAGGCGCCGGAGGAAGGCAGCCCGGCGGCCGAGTTGGTCGGGGCAGGGAAGGAGTAACCCGTGCCAGGTGCGTGTTGCAGCAAACGGAAGCACACACCAATCACGACCGAGGCCCAGCGCGGTTTTTTCGGCGCGACGCTCAGGCGACGGCGACAGGGAAGCAAGTGGGGCGGGATGAAGGGAATCACCACAGCGGAATTGCGGTCGCATTTGCATGAGGCCAAGGGGAAGAAACTCCCGAAGCGCAAGCGCGTCCTGAGCGGAAGGTCAAGATGACGCCCGACCAGTTCAAGCAACTCGTGATGGATTTCAGGCAAACGTTCGACACGGCGCACGGCGAACGGGTGCTGGCGTCTCTCAGCGACATCGGTTTTGAGAACAAGGTGACGTTCGTCCAGAATGACCCGACCGGGAGCGCCTTCAACGAGGGCAAGCGCTTTGTGATGCTTCACATTCGCCGGATGATGGCCGTGGACCCGAACATTGAAAGGAAATCGGATGGCTGAGAGCACGACAATGACCGAGACGGACCCGGACCCGACAACCACGACGGCGGCCGCCGCATCGCAAACGGTCCCGCCTGCTGTGATCGGGCCGGACGGCAAGTTCACCGAGAAGTGGCGCGAGGCCCTGCCGGAGGACATTCGCGGTGACGCATCTTTGGCCACGATCAAGGACCTGCAGAACCTCGCCAAGAGTTTCGTCAATGCTCGTCAGATGGTCGGCAAGAACAAGGTGGCGATCCCCGGCGAGACTTCGAGCGCGGGCGAGTGGGAGGAGTTTTGGAAGGCGGCCGGTCGGCCGGAAACGGCCGGGGACTACCAACTAAAACGGCCGGCGGAACTGCCGGAGGAACACTACAACGCCAAGTTGGTCGAGGACGCGCAGGCGCTCTTTCACAAGATCGGCCTCTCGAAGAAACAGGCCGACGCCCTTTTCCGGTTCAACATCGAGAACCTTCAGACCGACCTCAAGACCCAGGAGGCCGAAGCCGCGGCCGCCATGCAGGGACTTCAGGACGGTCTCCACAAGGAGTGGGGCGCGGCCTATCAGGAGAAGGTCCACCTGGGGAACGTCGCCATCGAGCAGGGCGTGGCCGGTAACGAGGAGTTCAAGGATCGGCTGGTCGAGCGCTTTGGCAACGACCCCGACTTCATCCGATTCGCAGCGAACCTTGGGGCGAAGTTCGCGGAGCACGGCGTCAAAGGCAGTCCGACGCCGACCCCGGCCGACATCGACGAGAAAATCAGTACCTTGATGAACTCCGACGCCTACATGAAGGCCGGACATCCCGGCCACAAGGCGGCGGTCGAACAGGTGCACAGGCTGTTCGAGAGGAAGCACCTATAGGGACAAGCGCAAGCCCCCTGGGAGTGAAACAAGTGGACAAGCGCGCGAGCGCCCCAAAAATGGCGGTAATCCGCCCGCTAACCAGCGAAAGGTAGGAAGCGCCCCGCAAGGACAAGCCTTCCGTTAACAGTGTTCGTTGACATGACACTAACGAAAGGATTGTCCCATGAGCATCGAGATTCCCGTTGCCTTTGTTGACCAGTTCAAAGCCAACATCATGTTGCTCTCGCAGCAGAAGCAGTCCAAACTGCGAGGCATCTGCCGTCCCGAGCCCATCACCGGCGACACCATGTACGTCGAGCGCATAGGCGCCACGTCCATGCAGCCGATGGCGACTCGGCACGCCGACACCCCCCAGGTCTCGACTCCGCACAGCAGGCGGAAGTTGACGATGGCCGACTACAACTGGGCCGACCTGATCGACAACGTGGACAAACTCAAACTCCTGATCGACCCCCAGAGCACCTACGCCCAGAACGCCGTCGCTGCGGCCAACCGGCAGATCGACGACGTCATCATCACCGCCATCTTCGGCGACGCCTATGCGGGCCATGCCGGAGCCACGACCGTCCACTTCCATGACGTGGGCGAGTCCCGCCTGGTCGAGTCCAGCGGCGTCATTTGCGCCGCCGGCAGCGACTTCTCGGACACGACCGAGACGGCCTTGACCATCGCCAAGTTGCTGACCTGCAAGCAACTGCTCGACGATGCCGAGATCGACTCGGATCGCCAGCGGTACTTCATCACCAATCCGTACAACCTCAACCAGTTGCTCAACACCACGGAAGTCAAGTCGGCGGACTACAACACCGTGAAGGCGCTGGCGCAGGGCCAGATCGACACCTTCATGGGCTTCAAGTTCCTTTCGAGCACTCGCCTGCCCGTGGATGACACGGACACCGGCGCGACGAAGTGCGCAGCGGTTGTACAGGACGCCATCGTGCTGGCAGTGGCCGAGGAACCCAAGGTCCGCATCAGCGAACGCGACGACAAGAACTACTCGGTCCAGATTTACGTCGAGGAGTCTCTTGGCGCCACGCGCGTCGAAGGTCCGGCCGTCATCGGCATCACCCTGGACACGCAGTAACGGCGGCAGGAACTGTCCTGACGTCGGAGATGAACGTACAGACAGTCGTACAGATAGGAGCAAGCCATGTCCGACATACTCAAGTACCCCTTCCACCCAATTCCGTGGAACGGAATGCCTTACGACCTGCACAACCACAACGTCAACCTGGGCCTGCGGGCGCACAGCACCGTCCAGGAGCACACGATCGGCAGGCGACACCTCACGTTCGACGGGCGCGTGTACC